GGCATATATCGATCAGGCAAAGAAAAGCAGCTTCCTTGAAGATGATGCATTTTTGTTTGAAGACCTAATTACAGAATATATGGAAGACGAATTAACTTACGGAGAATTAGAAATTGATTGGCTTGATTTTGAATTCCTAGATAATATTTTAGATCTTACTAATATGTTACAAGACGATGAACTAAAAATAGATCCAGTATTACCAAACATACATCAGTTCAAATCATATATTCAATACAGCTATAATGAGAATGGAATATTCTTGTTTGCTGAGCGGCCGCCACATGTAACACAAATTAGAATGGATCGGTACATCTACGGATATGTTAATATAGAAATGGATGGAGTACCTGCTCCTCTTATGATTAATGACGGAGGTACAGATGTTATCATCAATATCACGCAAACTGAGTAGTTTTCTATTGTGTATCTTCTTTGTAACCACGGTTCATGCTGCTACTAACACTCCTGTAATGAATGTTAGTGGCCAAGGTAGTGATTACATTTTTGTATACAAAGGTAATGATACGACAACATTTACTGATCTATCAGCATTAGGCAATAGTATTGTTGGCTGGATTGGTACTATGACGTCATATAGTGGTTTCGGATCCGGTTCAGTAGGAGACACTGTTATAATTGGCGCCTATACTTTAAGTGGAGACCACTTATTCTTATACACGTTTGATAGCGATGGTAATGTTGTATATCCGGCTGCTGGTTCTTGGTATTCATTTGCCGCACCGCCCGCCCTCACGCCCGTGTACGGGAGCAGCTCAGCAACGACAGCACAACAAAATAGAATAAATGCAGCATTGTCTTCATACGCCTCAGGAGGTGGTGAGACAGTTGAGGTTAATATTACCGGAGACAGTAATGATATATACATTGAGCAGGCAGGTGGCGTGAGTTATGTGAGTTTAGGAATTATTGGTAGTTCTAATACCTTTAGTTCTAAACAAAATATAGTTCCACTACACGGTTCAGGCTCAGGGCACGGATATATTGAGGCTACTATAATTGGTAGCACTAATAATGTTGATATAGATCAAAGAGGTCTTGGAGATAAATCGACCTTTCTCGTTGTGACGGGAAATAGTAATGATGTTGATATAGACCAAAGAGGTGTTGGTGATAAGTTTATAGATTTAACAATTACCGGCAGTAATCATGATGCTACCATATTCCAAAATGGGTATGGTTCTCACAAGGCTAGAGTAGTACTCGACGGATCTCAACCTTGGGATTTTGAGTTAAGACAATTGGGAGCTACTAACCAGACTTATACTTTACCCCACACAATGAGTGATAGCAGTGGAGTAAGTGGAACGTGCTCTGCCATTGGTGGATGTAATCTAACTGTAAATCAGAATTGAGAATACTATGAAAAAATTATTAACGATAATTATGCTATTATTACCATTGCCTGGTGTGGCTAATGGATTTCCTATTAATTTAGTTGGAGTCTGTGCATCACAAGATAAGGCGTTACTGCTACTAAAGAAATTTGGTAGAGAGCCTTTTGTTCAGGCCGACGGTCAGATACGACTGTCAGTTGATAAAGCACTTCCAGGAACCATACGAATATTTGTCAATCCATCGACATGGTCGTTTTCAGTCATGATGGTTAATCCAGAAGAAAGTCTCTGGTGTCTTATTGCCGAAGGTACTAATTTCAGATCTAGTGTAATCGGAGATCCAATATGAAGAGATTGTTGAGTCCATGGTGGGCTTTAATTACTCTTGTGGCATTGACATACATGTTCGCGGTACCATCTAATTTCATTCAAAGTATCAAACTTAATTACTTTGATCAATTAATTATTAACCAGGAACCTGTAGAGAATAACATCTATGTTGCCGAGATCGATGAAGCAGCATTAAACAAATATGGCCAGTTCCCATTCCCTCGTAATATCTATGGAGATATTATTGCAGAATTATATGAAAACGGTGCGGGCCTTGTTGTATGGAATATAATGATGCCAGAAGAAGATCGCTTCGGCGGTGACGATTATCTCGCACATATATTGATGTATGATCCTGTAGTACTTGCATCTAGACCATCAGATAAAACAAAGAACGAACCAATTAATCCTGGTGCTGCTATTATCAATCCAGAGTATTTAGGTGCCATTCTTCCATACGGTGGAATAATTGCCAATGTACCAGTAATAGAAAATAACGCTGTAGGTGCCGGCATCGTAAGTACCGAACCTGAAATTGATGGCGTTGTTCGACGCATGCCAACTGTTGCAATTGTAGATGGTGTATTATATCCTTCTCTTGCATTAGAAACATTACGTGTAGTTGCCGGTGATCCAAGCTTTCAAATTAAGTTGCAACCTAACGGTATAGAGAAGATGCGTATCCCTCAGTTCGGTATTATACCAACTGATAACGAAGGTCGTGTATGGATTGATTGGAGTCAAAAGAATAAGAGCTTTAGTGTAGCAGATATGCCAGATGATTTAAATAATGCAATTGTTATAGTAGATGTGACTGCTGCAGGCATTTCTAACCCGGTTCCTACAGCCACAGGTTCAGTGTTTTCTGGTTCAGTCCAGGCAACAGTTTTAGGCACCATGATCGCGGGAACTAACATCAAAAGACCTGATTGGGCCGCTCAAATCGAGCTATTTGCGCTGTTTTGCGGCGGTTTATTGATCATTCTGCTCAGTAGATGGATGGTATTAGGTCTATTAACGACTACCGTGCTCTCAGTAGCGCTGGTGCCGCTGTCAGTGTATGTTTATATAGCCGAGAAGATTCTGCTAGACGCCAGCGCTCTTTTGGTAACCTTTATAGTCATAGGATTACAGGTATATGGCATTAAGTTCGTTCGTGAGTTCTTAGAGAAACAAGCAATCAAGAAACAGTTCGGAGGTTATGCTTCTCCTGAAGTAGTAGAGATATTACAAAAGAATCCCAAGCTAATTAAAGAAGGACAGAAAAAAGAGGTCTCAATAGTATTTACAGACCTCAGAGGTTTCACCCCATTAGGTGAATCATTTGGTGATGATGTTAAAGGATTAACTGATGTGATGAATGGTTATATGGATGCAATATCAAAACCTGTGCTAGATGCAAATGGAATGATTATTAAATATATTGGCGATGCATCAATGCACATTCACAACGCTCCAGTCGATGATGCAAATCATCCAAGAACAGCTGTTCGGACTGGACTCAACATGCTAAAAGCAGTGGAGAAATTTAATGAAAAACTTATGGAACAAGGTAAACCGGAAGTGGGTATGGGGGCTGGTATTAATAGCGGCCTTGGTTATATTGGGGAGATGGGCTCTACCGCACGTCACTCCTATGATGTGCTCGGGGACGCCGTTAGTACAGCCGCTCGATTAGAAAGTGCGTGCAAGGGGTATGGGGTTGTCTTAATTGTAGGACCCCATACTCACGCTCAGACTGAGAAAGAGTTCTTCTATCTCAAGCTTGATCGTCTTGCAGTTAAGGGTAAATCAGTAGGACTAGACATTTATACTGTTCTAGATGATGCCAAACCCGGGTGGAATGCAAGTAGAAGACACCATGATCAAATGCATGGTTTGTATAATATGAAACAGTTTGAAGAAACTATTAAACAAGCAAAGCTAATACGTAGAAGCTTTGATGGAAAAATGACTGATTATTATGATTTTTGGATTGAACGTTGTGAATACATGATGACGCAAGATCTTCCTGACGTGTGGGATGGAGTCTTTCGTGCAACTACTAAATGATAGTTATTCTTCACCGGGGGTTTACTTTAAAACCTGTAGTGAAGAAGACTCCTGTCAGACTAATCGGAGGTCAACCTAATCCCGACTGGGAACTTAGGATATCACCAAAACCCTATGTAAAGGAAAGCACTAATGGCAAAAGTAACTGAAGGAGCTGCCTTAAAAGGACAGCAAAAAAAGTTATCTAAAAATTCTAAATATGCACATTTGGATGTAGATGGCGATGGAATTGTAAGTGATGAGGAAATGATGAGTGAACAAAGAATGCTTGAATTAGAAGATATGCGCAGTGATATGGAGAATGAAGATAAGAAGCAGGACGCTCAGCGTAACATGACATGGTTTGCATTAGCAGGTTTATTGTTATATCCTGTTATGATTATTCTTTGCAGTGTCGGTGGGCAAGATGTTGCTGCAGATAATCTAACTACTATTGCGCCTACATATTGTATCGCAGTTGTTGGTATAGTTGCTGCTTTCTTTGGTGCACAAGCATACAAAGGAAAGGCTGTTGCCAAAGCTAAGAAAAAAGAAGAGTGGTAAAAAAGTGCCGGGGAAAAACCCCGGCATTTCTACTATCTGTTGAAATCAGCTAATGGCATCGAGAATAACGCTCTTGTAAAGTGGGGCGCTACGTTACTAGGTTTTCTAGCAAACACAACCCATCTATAACCCATTCCCATTGCCCAATCTGGATACTCCTCTTTAATAAACTCTAACATGCTAGTGCCTGTAGTAAACACGTCATCGCATATTAACGTAAAGTCTTGAGGATCTCCGGATGCATATTCATTCAATTCTTTTGCTAATTGCAAACCACCACGAGGAATACCAACTGCCTTATAGAAAGGTCTCTTCTGGTATTCCATAATCATTTGTGCCAGTGTTTTCCATTCGTGTGGATGAATGGCATCACACTCTAGTTTCCATTTCAAGGGAAGACCAGCGTGGCTTATAAAATCACCACTTTCGAATAACTTAGCTGATGTTCTATGTACCATTAATCAAATAGTATATCAAGTGACTTAGGTCCGACTACACCGTCTGCATCTAAACCTTGTTTTCTTTGCCAACGTTTAACTACTTGTTCAGTGCCACGACCAAAGATTCCATCGCATCCGACAAGGCCTAATGCCTCTTGCATCATTTTTACCCCGGGCCCACGGGAGCCACGCCGTAGTACACCAATGTCTTCAATATCCACTTCATCATCAGTATCATCTGGATCATCAAGATCAAGCTGATACTTTGGTTCACCGAGTACTGCCATACATTTTGCATAACGTTCTTGACGATCTGCTAAACCAATCTTACCGCCATTAATCTTACGTGTCATTTTAGTCACGTCATCAGTATCAGCAATACTATTTAGGTTATTAGTATCCCAGAACCAACAAGCACTCTCAATAGCACCACTAAAAGTGCTAACATACTCTGCTGCTTCTTCCGCTGACATTCCAATGTACCTACCAAATCGTGTATAGTTATCACGACCAGTAAGTTGTTTTAGGCCACGGCCACGGAATAACCATCCATCACCTTCATTAACATTACCCATCTTGTATTTACGGAACTCATCCATATACACATAGTTAGCAATCATCTCAGGATTACGTGCATACTCAGCAGCGTTTCGTTTAGGAGACGAACCAAAATAACGACCGAACACTGCATTCAATGCCTTTTCGCTATAGTTTAGATTCTCGGTTAGAGATCTAAAGTTGTTTGATTCATGTGCACATTGCGAAACAAAATGAGCAACACGACGTTTAGTTGTGATATCATATTTAGGCAACACCTCCATGAGGGCTTCATGCCAGTCATCAACGTTTTTATTACCAGTGATCATCTTAGCTAGATGTTCAACTTTTAGTCCAAGTGCCATAATTAGTCCTTTACTATTTTATTAATCATATCTTCAAATTGATCGACCTTATCTGTACGATTAGGCCAATAGATATAGTCTTTCTCAGGATTCTTCTTGAGATTAGACAATAGTGGAAGAATAGCGTTATACAATTCGTTCAGCTTGTCCTCCGCCTTTTGTGCACCAGCTGAAGTATTAGTAACTTCTGCTTTAGCTTTTTGTACTGATTCTAATTCAGATTCGTCAACTGCTGTAAAGCCGAAATCAAATATATCATTTGCCATTAGATGGTTTCTCCTCTATGATTTTTCGTTGTTCCCGGATTAGTTGCTGTTGCTTTTCCAATTCAATATATTGCATGTCTAAATCAGAAGTCACCACCCTCAATCTTGGTGGAAATTGTAATACTACCATAGTATCACTTGGCCGCTCTTATGTAGTAATAATACTACCATAGTATCACTTAACCTTTCTCATATAATGCATTAGCTCTTTCTTTTATCCGAATGTTATATCGCTCTTTTTCTTTTTCTTCATAAAAAGCAACAAGGTCTTCTAATTGTTTAATGTATTTTTCTACAGGTTCCCGATCGCATAGAGTCTCACAGCAAATACTAATGTTCTGCTTAGCTCTAGTTGCTAAAGACTTTTCGCCTCTTGTACTCATTGACTGTCTCCAATAGTTTCGGTACCCAATTATCACGATGTTCAACAAACACCTGAGGTGCTTCATTATCTACTGTAATAATAGTAACTAAGTTAACGATAGGAGTACCGGTACGTTCTTCCCACATAATTGCATATGCAGATTCTTGAATGAAGTAATTAGTAATCCAATCTTTCTTTTTTATTTTCTTAGATGTCTTAAAATCAATGATTGATAATACGCCATCGAATTCGCCAACACAGTCAACTCGACCAGCAAGACCAAGATGCTCTGAATACAAAGCAGCTTCTTGTAGGTATATAGTACCTATGCGCTCATCTAGTACAGGTTTAACTGCATTAAAATTATCAATGATATGTGGAAGATACCCTTCGGTATAATCCTCAACATTATCTAAATACTTTTCAATACATTCGTGAACCGCAGTACCACGTATTGACGCTCTACGAGAAATCTTATTAGCTTCTTCGTTACCCACACGGGCCCGCCAGCGCTGAAGAAATTCCTCGCTTAGTATTGACAGTACTGTAGTAACAGAAGGATAACGATGCCCGTTAGGAGCAGCATATTTTCTCCCAGAGGAAGTAGTTTCAGCATTAAGGTCTTCATATCCAAGATCAGCTTTTTCATGTTTAAATATCCTTCGTCCCATAGTAAATTCTTTCATCATTCTTTAATTTTCATCATTTCTTTAGTCATGATATAGTCACGCACAAAACTTGAACGCACGATATCTTTCCATGCGAATTCAACAATAGTAAACTTCTTAAGCTGTTCGATAATATTAAGGAACTGGAGTATACCAGATTTCTCTTTTTGTTTATCAAAATCTGACTGATAGTAATCACCACACATAATGAACTTACAGTTACGTCCTACACGTGTAATCACAGAGTCTAGTTCATGGAAGTTTAAGTTTTGCATCTCATCAATAACAACGATTGCGTTATTGAATGTTATACCACGAATGAATGATGTTGATTGAAAGTCAATTGTTCCTGAGCTTTGCAAACTCTTCCATGCATCGCCTTGTTCAAACAACTCAGCGCATATCATTTGATATGGTCCGGTATAAGCTTCTTTTTTCTCTTCTTCGTTACCAGGCAAGAATCCGATCTCTCGTGTAGGCACAATGGAACGAACAATAATAACTCGATCATAAGGTGTATCTTTATCAAGAACATCTTCGAGAGCTAACGATAACGCTATAAACGTTTTACCAGTACCTGCTGATCCTGACATCACGATAGAATCTCCACGGCCATACGCCTGGAATACTTCTTTCTGGTTATCAGTAAGAGGTTCAACTTGTATCATGTTGTCAAGCTTAAGCTTTCGCATGCCAGTATTAGTCTTTAAAACAACGCTCATTAGTAATCCTTAATAGTATGGTTCATGTGTTTATTGTTGTCTTTTACCCTAGACATTACTTCACGAAAGCCATCATCAACCTTAATGTTAGTGCCAGGATCGTGTATAATCTTAGGCATACCGAGTACGTGTACCAGTTCTGGCATCTCGTCTAACTTAATTTGAAGGTCTTTATATGAACAAATGACATCCCATTGTTCATTCGTTGTTGTATCTTTTAGGGTGTATGTTGGCATTTTTTTCTTCCTCGGTTTCACGATACCTTCGTGTGATATAATCGTGGTAACGCTCTTGTCTATCTTTAGGTTCCTCGCGAGGCTTATCCTTATTATACACAACAGGCGTTACAGGTTTTACTCTATTCAGTCTATCTATACTAGACATTCACGAACCATTCTGGCACGTCGCGTTTAGACCATACCATTTTAAAACGGTCGGCTTTAGTGCGATAATATGCTCTATATGATTTTACTGGATCTTCTGACATACATTGTGGTTCGTGTGTCATTGCCAATCTAAAAGGAGTCAATCCGCCCATAGGAATATTTCTAGGAGGAATTGACAATGGATCTTCTAATTTGATTTGTGTTAGATGCTTTTTACCATATCGATATTGATATTCTATACACAGAGCTTGGAAATGATCATAGTGCCATGCATAGTTGGCAATAGATTCCATAGTCCATACTGTGCATGGATGACCGGCATGAGCAACACGATATAATATGCTTTCCATTTTAGGATCACGAAGTTCGTAGTACTTTGCCATGGTCTTGCCAGACTTAGATGGACGCTTGCTCATAGTACCATCTAGGATACGATGTGCAGTTGACAACATCTGGCCTGACTCTAAAACCATTTTGACTACGTGCTTATCACATTGCAACTGTGCGGCTCTGATAGGATTTTCATCTAACACAAACAAATTCATTTATCAATTAATCCTTTACTGCTAGGTCCTGAATTGTTAAATTGTTGATTAGTGAATCCGACGTCAGATACTTCGCGGTAGTTATATTTAGTGATAACTCCGCCTTTATCTAGGTACTCTTGAGTCAGACGTTCACGCTCATCTTTTTCTGCTTTTAATGTTGCAGGATCTTTATAGTGCATAAATTACATACTCCTTACTTGGTTTGAAATTTCGTGGTTTTTAGCCATGGAAATACCTTGGCCCCAGAGGAAATGAGCGAGGTCTTTCTCGCCATCTGCATCTTGCAGATGTCTAACTGCAGCTTTCCAGTTACAGTTACAGACAGTCATGACCGCCTTTAACTGGTCTTTGAAAGCTACAAGATTAGCCTCTTCCATTTCCTTTTCGCGAGCAGAATTTTCTTCCATCGCGGCGATAAGAGAATCCCACTCTTCCTGCTTTTCAGAAGGGCGCATATCCTTCCAAGCTTCCATGAAACCCTGACCGGGACGAAAGCCAAAGGCTTCTTTGTGAAGGTCGGAAACGATGTTGCTGTCATAAGTATATTGCATAGTGATTCTCCTCATTGAATATGGTACTATTATACCACAACTAAAACTATTTGTACATACTTATTTTGTAAGATTTTGTAAAATAGTTTTAGTTGTGATAATTATGTTACAGTATAATATCAGAAGTATAGTTTTTAATATAGTCGAAAGGTAGGTTAAGTAGAATAGCGATTTCTTCGATATCGGTGAGGTTAGTAGAGGTGAATTCGACGAGATGATTTCCGGAGGCGGGTCCGTTAGTTTGGAATTTTGAAACGGATGAGTTGTTTTCGGAAGCGAATTTTAGAATTTCGGTTTTAGTACAATTATAATCGATGTCCGATGAGATGGTAAAAGTCATGATATTTTCCTTTTTTGTTATCATGCTAACAGTGTACCACATACAAACCTATTTGTACACACCTATTTTTAGCGAAATCAATAATAATTCTATTTGTGACAATTATGTTACACTACTTATTTTTAAAATGTATTCGCTCTTGCCACGGACGTTAGGATCTTTCAATGGTAGGAAAGCACCTGACGCACCAGTCCATCCATGGAACTCAGAGTCATAGAACTTAATATTACATGCTTTGGGATTATCGTTTTGAAGTTGAGCTAGTTCGTCAGCCCATTTTTGCCAGGTATAATCATCTACAATAGATTCATCCATCTCATAGTATAGGCATGAATGCACTAACATTTGTGATCTACGTTGACGGATCTTTTGGCGTATTGTTTGTTTAATCATACTGTAGTTTGAATTGACTTCAGATACTCTAGAGGTGTAGGGATAAGTCCACATTGATTTGAATACCAAAATGCTCCTAGTATTGCAAGAAACACTAATCCCCAAATGCTTAAAAGCCGTTTAGTCAGAAATACTATTATTGAGATAAGCAAAAAAAGAAAGCCAACACTTGCAAGTGCGGTAATCCCCAACATCGAAATGTTGATTAAATTTTCTAATATCGGGTTCATGTTCATATTTCTTTATCCTTATTTTTCGAAAGCGTGTAGAGGCCTCGCTTTATTGTATATATTATACCACAAAACGAGGACAATGTACACAGTTAATTTTGTTGTCGAATTAGTCTTTGTGAAGTTACTTCGTGCATATCTTCAATTCGTGATGAAAGGTATGCTTGCTTCTTCTGAAGCTTAAATGCCAGGACGTTGTTTCCTTCTTTTTCTAAGCGCTTGATATAGTGCTTTAATTCATTTGAGTCCTTCTTAAGACGTTCTATCGGTGGACCATATAACATTGGATCTTTCCTATACGTTGATTGTTTACGACGGGCTAAGATGCGATGCCTCCTTTTTCCTGGAACAAAATAAAAAAAGGACCTTCCCATAAATGGGAGGCCCTTAAAGATTATATCATGAAAACTTTTTTATTTTTCATACAAGTATTTATATAATTTTAGCTCTTGATTAGTCCACTAAATGTCTCTACTACTAATTTTTTTGTTAGTCCTTTGAATTTACCAGCGAGCTCTTTATCCTTACACATACAGAGAAGCTTAGCATCCTCTGGATCAACAGCTTCAAGCATACGAATAAACATTTGTTCGCGCTTTTGTTCCTTAACAGCCGGTCCACCCTTAACAAAGTATTTAAAGTACTTCTTAATATAATTGCGTACATGATCACATTCTTTTGGAGTGTTCGGTTTATATGGCGGAGTTCCTTTAGGTACAAGCCAATCAATAGTGTCGTCGAATGCTCCCTTTAAGAAATACCGTAGATGCGGTGTATCGTAATGCTTTAATACTTTAGCTTTTTCTTCACGTGTAGCAGTAGCGGATACTTTATCTAAAACTTCTTTTAGAGTCCACCGGGTAATATTTTCATTTATCATTAAAAATCCTCAATGCATTCAATTAATAGTTTACAACGATTCTTTATAAAGTAGTTGAGGATCTTCATCCTAGGCTGTACTTTAGCAGAGTCATATGTATCTATAATATCTTTTTTGATAGCTTCTGGAACGTATTCCAAATCAACTAATAACTGGTTGCGTTTATAATTGCGGTATGTTTCTTGACCCATAAACCTTTCTAGTTCTTCTGCATTATCCACATATGATTGTATCTTCTTCTTAGTCATAGGTGATTGACGGATACCTTCAACAAAGGTGTCATCACTGCTGAGAACATTAGGAATACCGTCTGAGCTATCGCCTTTAAGTATATGCTCAAACAAATAACTGCGTGGATTTGGATCGCTAATAAACTTCTTTGTCATAGGTGAATATTGCTTCACATTGCCATGCTTCTGAAGTTGGATAAAGTCCTTATCAGCGGAGATAATCATTACATCTTCCATCTGACCGAACTCTTGGGTTTGCTCAACAAGAGTACCGATAATATCATCAGCCTCTACATTACGAATATACACTAATTTGTATGGCATATTTGCAGAGATCTCTTCACGTACTTTATTGAGAGTAGTAAAGATCATATCGAAATCTAACTTTGATTCTTTACGGTTATTACGACGAGACCATTTATATTGTGGGAATACATCACGTCTCCATGATCCTCCATCACAAGCAATAACAACTTGGCCATACTGAGCCTTATGCTTCTTAACATGCATACGAATAGAATTCAGTATCATGTGACGGATAGTATCTTCGTTAAGTTCACCGTGGTTAGAATTAACAATGATGTTACCCATTGCGATTCCGTTAAAGTCAATTATGATCATTTTTAGTTTCCATTATCATTTCGTGTATAACATCAAGTATTTCGACAAACGGATAATCCGGATGATCGTTCCTTGCAAGCATTGCATATATCATGTTTAATAAACATCCCATGTCTTTATGGAATACTTTATCATCTTTAGCACAATAACCGTATTCGGATAAAGTCATCAAGATCTCTTGAACGCATTCCCCTGCGATATCCATCTTATCGTTAGGATTAGGATCCAGGATAGGATTGCGAATCTCGCCATATGGAAATTGTATGATATTATCTTTACTCATGGTACTATTATACACTATTTCTTTGAGGATGTACACAAGTTTTTTACGTGATTTCGATGTATTTTTCCACCTACAAAGGCGTTGTAATATTCATCAGGTTTTAATAGTACATCACGTACCATCTGTTCCCTCATCTCAAGGTAAGACATTTCACCCTTTCCCATACAGAGATGTAGTATATCACGATCGAATCGTTCATAGCCATGTTCTTCTAAAAGCATTTTAACTTCTTCGGAACTGCCGTGATATGACTGCCAGTCTGATTCTGATATTTTAGTGCGTTTACGCTTTTGACCTTTTAGAGGTTTAAGCTTAACTCTTGAATGGAAGTTCTTCTTACCAATGTATTTCATTCCATTAGATAGGTCAGTGACTATGTAGACGAATCCTTCATAGTCACCGATCATATCTGTTGTAAATGTTTCTGCGCGATACTTCCAATTTTTCATAAATAAACCTATTAACCTTTGGTCTATTTATTCGTCGTCGTCAAACTCAAATTCTAGTTGCGGAACTGCAGCTTTTGGATCTGTGTCAACTCCACATGATGGGCAGAATCTTATCTCTGCGTCTGGATCATCAAATTTAACTTTAAATTGTACTCCACAATGGTAGCATTCTATCATAGTGTTATTCCTCCTAGTGCCTTAGATAATACCCAGTGATCAAACTCTGCGTATCCACCTATATATTCGTTCCCATTATCCTCGACATTAACGATCTGAGGTACAGTACTTGCATTAGGAAACATCTGTTGAAACTCATTTAATGATATTTCTTCAGTGCCAATTTTAAGTACTTTGTGTTTTACATTTTTCTTTTCAGCAAGTCTGATTGCCCGAGCGCAATACGCACAATCATCTCTGCTGTATATGACAATCATAATGACATGCCGTCAAAAGTATTCTCATCCATGTCTTGCTTAACTCCACCAATGACATAAGAACTGATTTCTGTTTCTTGTGGTGCAACTTGTACGTTACCTCCACCGATCCACTTCTCAGTCCATGGTAATGGATTAGCCTGAGGTGTATTGTATGGACTTGCAACACCAAGAGTCTTCATACGCTTGTTCGCAATCCATTCAATGTAGTCAGATAGTAGCCTAGAGTTTAAACCGATCATAGAACCGTCTTTGAACAAGTAATCAGCCCATTGCTTTTCTTGATCAACAGCAGCAACAAACATACCACTAACTTCTTCTGCACATTCTTCACGAATCTTTAGGAAGTCAGGATCTTCTTTAGGAAGAGCTTTAATGATTGTCTGTGAAGCAGCTAGGTGTGTATTCTCATCTCGCGCAATGAACTTAATGATCTTTGCGTTGCCTTCCATCTTCTTCAATTCAGCAAATGCCCATGAACATGCGAATGACACATAGAACCTAACGCCTTCAAGAATGTTAATAGAGTTTAATGCAATCCACAAACGTTTCTTCATTTCATACTTTGTAATGACAATAGTCTTACCATTAACCTTGTGCTTGCCTTCACCCAATAGATCATACCATTTCTGATATTCAATAAACGAATCATAGTAGCCTGAGATATCTGTTGCGCAATCTACTATCTCTTCGATATCAAGCATCTCATCAAATACCTTTGATGGATTAGCATAGACATTACGGATGATGTGCGTGTACGACCGGGAGTGGATAGTTTCAAAGAAAGCCCATGCCATAACCATCGGCTCAATTTCAGGAACAGAAGCAGCAGACATGAATGTCTCAGTTGGTCCACGTCCTTGAACAGAGTCCAATAGGATTTGACGTTTAAGGTTCGATGTGAAAATATGCTTTTCAAAGTCGGTAAGATTTGCGAAGTCAGAGCGATCTTTCGATACGTCTACTTCTTCAGGTCTCCAATAGAAACCTAACATTTTTTCTGTAATCTTTTCTAGAGCCGGGTTTTGTACCTGGTCATATCGAGCAATGTCGACTCCTCCGTCAAAGAACATAAGGGAATCCATATGGGATTTAGATTGTTTTTCAAACACTGACATGTCAATTATCCTTCTATATTGTGCAGCTATCGCAGTCGTCTTCATCGTAGTCTACTTGTTGTAGAGCTACATCGTCTCCAGTGCTCATTTCGCCAGCACCGTCATGTGTATTATTATAATATAATTGCTTACCACCAAACTTATAGAAGGTAACAATATCTTTAATTAGTTGTGACATAGGTACTTTACCTTCGTCAAAGTGCTCAGGATTGTACGATGTATTAACAGATATACCTTGATCGACATACTTTTGTAATACTGCACACACCTTTAAATAACCTTCAGGAGTTTTTTGATCCCATAGTAGGTCATACTTATTTTTAAGATGATGATAGCCAGGAACAACCTGAGCCATTACGCCATCCTTTGAACCTTTATACGAAATCAATGCACGAGGTGGTTCAATACCATTAGTCGAGTTACTAATCTGTGCAGATGTTTCTGCTGGCATAAGCGCCATTAGAGTAGAGTTACGTATGCCATACACTTTTAGATCTTTACGCAGCTGTTTCCATTCCATGCGTTCTTTGTGTGGCACTAATGTGTCTACGTCTTTCTTATATGTATCAATAGGAAGAATTCCATCGCCGTACTTAGTGTGATGCGATAACGGACATGCACCTTTTTCTTTTGCAAGCTCGAGGGATGCTTTAATCAAATAGTACGACCAAGCTTCTGCGTATTCATCGATAACCAATAACGATTCAGGAGTACCATATGTTAAACCACGCTTCGCAAGAAAGTATGCCAAGTTGATTATACCGACACCAAGTGGTCTACGATTCATTGTAGAAACTTCAGCAGCAGGGACAGGATATTCTTGATAATCTAGTAATGCATCTAATGCACGTACTGCAAGAGTACAAGGCTTTTCAAAATCTTTAGGATCATTAATTAGTCCCCAATTGATAGCAGTCAATGTACATAGTGCAATCTCACCATCAGGATCATTTGCGTCTTGCAAAGGTTTAGTTGGTAAGTTGATCTCTGTACATAGATTTGACTGATAGATTGCAGCAAACTCTGGCTTAAAAGAACCATGGTCATTAGCGTGATCTACATTCATCAAGTAAATACGACCAGTATCCTTCCGCTCAGTTACGAATTGTGAGAACACATCCATTGCTTTCAATGTCTTCTTACGTAACCGTGTATTGCGTTCAGCAGTTTCATACAACTCACGAAATTTATCTTGATCTTTAAAGAATGCTTCGTATAGGCCAGGAACATCTGCAGGTGAGAATAGTGTGATATTGCCACCAGTCAATAGGCGTTCATACATTAATTTGTTAAACTGAAACGCGTAATCCATTTGACGTACACGATTCTCTTCTGTACCTTTGTTATTCTTTAGAACTACAAGGTCTTCAAACTCTAGGTGCCAAATAGGAAGATATACTGTAGCTGCACCACCACGAACACCACCTTGTGAACATGACTTAACTGCTGAAGAAAAATACTTTAAGAACGGGATGAGGCCTGTATGTACAATCGAACCATCACCGACGCGGCTGTCGACAGCACGGATTCTACCAGCGTTAATGCCGATACCAGCTTTTTTAGAAATATAACGAACAACCGATGTTGCTGTGGCATTAATACTTTCAAGCGTATCGTCTGCGTCAATGAGTACACACGAGCTGAACTGTCTCGTAGCAGTGCGTACACCAGCCATAATAGGCGTTGGTAGAGAGGTCCTGAACGTAGATATATCATCGTAGTAATCCTTTACCCATTTTAAACGTGTCTCCTTTGGATAGTCGGAAAATAAAGTAGCGGCAATTAACATGTACAACACTTGAGGAGATTCAAATACAGTCTTAGTCCTACGGTCTTGTACAAGGTATTTGCCACGGAATTGTTCCATACCAGCGTATGTGAAATCGTCATCACGATCATGTTTAATATATGCATCAAGCTGATCTAATTCAGATTTGCTATAGTTCTCCATGATGGCGCCATCGTATACGCCGGTGGATACGTTTTGAATTACTAACTTAGTCAAAGGCCAAGGTGTCTCTGAACCATATACATCCTTACGGATCTTATAGTTAACTAACCTTGCAGCAACATATTGATAATTAGGTGTTGCTTCTGAAATCAACTCAGCAGCAGATTTGATTAATAGTTCATGGATATCGTACGCAGGTATCTTATCATACAACTGTATGTTTGCTCGTAGCTCGATCTCAGAGATTGAAACAGCAGCGATATTATCGGTAGCCCATTCCAGTACCCTATGTACTTTCTCGAGATCAAACGGCTGAGTTCTTCCGTCACGCTTTGTGACGTTAATTTGATTATTCATCGGCTTCTCCGCTCATTCAATATAGGACTATTATACACCATATGCACATAAATGTACACAAGTTTTTTCGATTTATTTTAAATTTATTCGGTGGGTTCTTCAAACACTGGTACTACAGCATTCTCATAATATACGATGATCTCTTTTTGCTGCTCTATATACCTTCGCAGCTCGGCGAAGTTTAGAGACAAGTTCTCATAGTCTTTTATAGAAATGGCGATATACGCATCAGGTCCGTTTTTAGCTTCAAATTCCTTTTTAAATTCTTCGAAATTATCAGCTGACACGACATAGATTTTAATATCGTTTAGTTGTACTTGTTTAGGTCGATTAACTGTAGGTATTACAGTTTTAATAGTATTAGTTACTGTTACTATCTTTGGCTCCGGGAACATCGTGCTGCACCCCATCAGGGACAGTGATACTAGAAAGATCGTCCCAAAGTTTATCAGTCGCATTTTGCATCCTCTTTTCAATCAGACCAGGTTTTTTATTGGCCAAGTGAGTTAAATTATGTTTTTGTAATGTGTTTCTTAACTCATCACCATATAGCTCAGCTCGCTGAAGGTTCTCACCTAGTTGCGAATTAAGCTCATTTAATCTCGTAGTTTCGGATCTTTCAAGAGCAAGGGAAGCTTCGCTGGTCTGTACAGCTACTTCCATTCGTGCAACGTTGGCTCTAGCAATTTCTAAATCATCTCGCATCTTTTTAACATACAATCCGCCTGATGCCAAAGCACCACAGATGATAACAATCATTGCAAGTTTTAATGTTGAAAACATTATTACCCCTCAGCAAACTCTCTAAAACGCTTTAGAGGTTTCTTATTCATGTTAGCTTTTTTGCCTGGAGTCATATCAACACCAGGGCCAGTCGCATTCGCCGGTGCGTCTTCTTTCATTAGAGAATCATGATTCTTGGTGGCGTATGCAACGGCCTTGTCCTCTGAATCAAATTCTGCAACTTTTTTACCTTTAAGGTTATATACACAAAAC